TCTATCGAAAGAACTACTTTGATGGCGTGCGCTTCGATGATCTCCCCAGCGGCGTCGATTGGTCGGTGGTGGACTGGGGTGTGAACTCAGGACCCAGTCGAGCAGCCCGGGCTTTGCAGAGGATCATAGGATCCACAGCTGATGGATCCATAGGTCCTAAGACCCTGCAGGCTGTTGCTGACATGGAACCCCGTGACATCATCGAGAAGATGCATGATGCGCGCCAAAGGTTCTATGAGCGCCTCAGTACCTTTGAAACATTTGGCCGTGGGTGGACACGGCGAAACAAGGAAACCTTAGAGCAAGCACTTAGAATGCTTTAAGGCTTAAGTGGTGGTTGGGATCGATCCCTGGTCACCCACAACCATAAGAGAAAGGGGGTATCCATGATCTCTGGATTTCCTGTCCCAATTACTGACGCCATCCTGATCGGTATGATGGTCGTCTTGCTAATTAAGAAAACTTAACCAGCTAACATCGGAGCTTCCATCAGTTTGCGCTGACGAAGTGATCGGTGTTTTTTCAACTGGGGTTGGGCTAAGAGACCCCTATATACATTTGAGACAAAAACTTCTTGATTTATGCATCAGGAATTACTATCTGATGATTAAGGGTCGATGGCCCGGAGATGACAGGGGTAAGCAGCGGAATCATAATCCGCGTGTCGGGGGTTCAAGTCCCTCCTCCGCTACCAACCAAAGTCATCATCGGAAACATCAGAGCCCTTGTACAACAAGGAGACTAGATGATGACTTGCACTTGCATAACCTACGTTGACGATAGCCGCTGGGGTAACGCCGTTACCGTCACCGAATACTGTCGTGTCTGCAGCCTCGATAGCTACCAGACCACCCTTAGCCGCGATGAGGCTATAGACCAGGCCATGAGAGATGCCGCCTGGGACACACACAACGTCATAGCGTCATAACGTCATAAGTTGGGAGACTTACAGATGATTACTTTTATTGACTTCGTAAACAAAGAGGCCACCCGCATGTGGTCTGGCAAACACCTAGCAGAAACCAAAGCCAAACTGGCGCGGTTCAGTGCCTTTCAAGATACTGGCAAGAAGCCCCTCGATAAGATCACTGCAGTGGACATCCACGACTACGTGGGTCACCTACAAGAGCAGGGGCTGTGTGAGAACACCATTAATCACTACAAGGCAGCTATCAGCCGCGTCTATAAGCAAGCCTTGGATCTTGAGCTTGTCGAGAAGGCACCCAAGATCACTTTCGCTAAGATTAAGGGTGGTCGTGTGCGTTGGATGGATGCGGGTGAGCTTGACCTACTAAAGACGTTCTTTGATGGGCACCAGCACTGGTGGATGAAACACCTGGTTGCCATTGGTGTTGGCACTGGAATGAGACTTGGTGAGATCCTCAGTATCACTCCAGAAATGGTTGTCACCGATTCGACTGGCACCTGGATATCTCTTACTGACACTAAGAACGGGGACGATAGGATGGTCCCTTGCCCCAAAAGTGTCTACCTAGCTTTACAAGAGTTAGACTTCTGCCCAAAAAAGCACCACTCGCACCGTAAGTTTTACAATTCGTGGGCTGAAGCACGTAGACAGATTGCGCCTAATGACAGTAGTTTTGTCTTTCACACCCTACGTCACACAGCCGCAACCTACATGGCAAATGATCTTCAAGTTAACACGGTGCTGATCGGTCGGATCTTAGGTCATCGTAGTGGTCAAACGACCGCTAAGTATGTCCACTCCAAGCCCGAGACGCTCCAAGAAATAGCACACCAGATGCTCTCTTAGGGGCCTATTTTGGCCTCTAAAATAACTTAATGATATCAAGGGTTTGACTAAGAGACCCCTAAAAGAGAAATACACGGGAGGACTATAGATGCAACAGCCTAACTTAGACGGTAGCTGCCACGGTCGCAGCGCAAGTAGTTGGAGTGACCCACACCAGGCTCCACCAAAGACTGAGTGGTCATTTGAGGGGGGCGTGGAGTGAATAAACTTAATACCCTAAGCGAGCATCAGACTCGCATCGAGCAGCAAATGAAATCTAAGGGTTTCGATAGATATAAGGGAAGACAAGAGAAACAAAAACCAAGCCAACAAGAGGTCCCACATCGGATCATCGTAGAGGCACTTCCCAAGGTATCAGACGCAATTACATTAGCATTACAAGAAGACTTACAGAGGTTCTCTAGCGGCTGTGGCAAACGCTCAGTCTGGTACGAGGAGTTGGAAAACCAAGATCCTGACGTCCTGGCATACATTGGTCTCAATTGTTGTTTTGACGCTGTCTTACATTCCAATGTACTAACCACAGCCCTAAGTAACATTGGTGGCAGACTGGAGCATGAGAAGTGGGCTGAAGGACTGCAGAACCACGACAGAGAGCTTTTTAAGCGTTTGTCTACTCAAGTCACCAAGGCTCACTCAAGTGAACGCTATAGGTTCAAGGCCATGCGTATCATTGCAGCCAAAGAAGGCTATAGCTCTACCAAGTGGTCTAAGCAGAAGCGTGTAGCAGTTGCTGCACCTATCCTAAGCTCCATCTTAGAGTATTCTGGTGTCTTCAACATGGTTGAGACAACAGTAAACCTCAAGACCATGAGGTCACTTGAGTTGACCGATGAAGCCAGCGAGCAGTTACTTTTGATGACTGAAAGAGAAGCTTGGTCTACACCTATGTTTGGTCCAATGGTCGTTCCACCGACACCCTGGGAAGACTTTGAAACTGGTGTCTACTTAGATGACGTCTTGTCCTCGCTGGTCCCCCTGGTGCGTAAGTCTACTGGTGAACAGCGCAGAGCTATAGACAACAGTCTGAAGTATGGACAACCTAAGTATCTACAAGCTTTGAATGCACTACAAGCCACACCTCTCAAGGTGAACCCTGCTACTTTAGATGCATTGGAATGGGTGTCTGCAGAGGGGAAGCGCTTTGGTAAGTTTCCAGAAATGGAGCCGCCAGAGTTACCTAGGCTCCCTGAGGACACCTCTGGTCTGTCTGAGGAATACATTCAGCAAATCAGGAAAGACCAGAAGGCTTGGCATGTCAAAAGGATTGAGGCAAAGGCCAACGTCCAGGTGCTAGCTTGTGATCTACATGACGCTAGAGAAATGTCTAAGTTTAATGAGTTCTACATTGGTTGGTCTTTAGACTTTAGGGGCCGAATGTATCCTGTCTCTAGCTTTAATTACCACAGGAACGATCACATCAAGTCGCTCTTCATGTTTGCTAGAGGAAAGAAGATCGAGGAGAGTGATGCTGGATGGTTGTCTATTCACCTAGCCAACGTAGGTGACTTCGATAAGATCTCTAAGAAGTCCTTGGAAGACAGGATCCAATGGTGCTTGGACAACGAGCCTATGATCCTAAGTGTGGCTGAAGACTTCAAGGCATCTTTCGACATCTGGTCTAAGGCTGACAAGCCCTTCCAGTTCCTAGCTGCCTGTGTGGAGTACAAGAAGCTTCAAGACGAGGGCATCGAGGATTACGTCTGTCACCTTCCGATTAGCTTGGATGGCACTAACTCTGGTGTTCAACACTATGCAGCTGCCTTGCGCCACGAGGATGGAGCTATGGTCAACCTAACACCATCAGATGAATGCCAAGACGTCTACCAGGTGGTTGCTGATGAGGTTAACAGACTACTCAAGCTGGATGACTCTGAAGAGGCTAAGGTCTGGCTGGCTGTTGGTGTCGGTAGATCTACGGTCAAACGCAACGTCATGACCTATGGCTACAGTTCAGCTGAGAGGGGCTTTGGTGATCAACTGATCGAGGATCTCATGCAGCCACTACAGAAGTCGGTGAGCTATGGTGAGCTAAGTAAGCATCCGTTTGGTGTGAGCCGTAGAGAGCAAGAGGCCTACGCTAGGTTTTTGGCTAAGGTGAACTACCAGGCGGTGCAGACAGTCATCAAGTCAGTGGCGTCTGGCATGGAGTTCTACCAAGCATATGCGGATGCTCTAGCTAGGGAAAGCAAGTCGGTGCGATGGACGTCACCCTCAGGCTTCCCTGTTGTCCAGAGATACACTAAGTCCGACACTAAGCGTGTGAGGATCTTTTTGTATGACCGAGAGGCCAAGCTGCGTAAGGAGACTAGGGTGAACGTGGCTAGCTTCGGCTCTGTGTTTGACACACGCAAATCTAGGAATGGGGTTAGTCCTAATGCCATCCACAGCCTAGATGCCGCCCACATGCACTTGTCTATCTGCGAAGGCTTGGAGAATGGAGTGGAAGACTTCTTTATGATCCATGACAGCTTTGGGACGTCTATCGATAAAACATGGAAGTTCTACCACTGCATCCGAGATGCTTTTGTAAACATGTATGAGGACCAGTGCGTCTTTCAGAACTTTGAGAAGGAGTGCAGAGATCGGTTGTCTAACCCAGACATGGATCTACCCCCAGTACCAGTTAAAGGTAAGCTAGACATCAGTGCTATCCGCGATAGCGAATACTGTTTTTCTTAGGGGGGGTCATTATGGAAAAAGCACATGAAGCCCGTCATTATTATGTCTTGTACGGTCAGTGGTATGTAGGCGAAGGCGTTTTTTACTGGGAAGAAGTTTCGGAAGAATTGGATTCCCATGATGAATGCGTTGCAGCTTATGAAAGCATAAAAGATGGCTCAGAGTATCTTGACTGGAAGATAGAGCATCACGCAGTCACTGTGACCCTTAAGCCAAAGAATGATCTAGTTAATCCCAATGCCCATTTAAATTAGTTAGGAGAGAAGACATGGAGCCTAAACTTAGGACATATGAAGAGTACGTCATCTTTGGTCAGGTATACCAAGGTGAAGGGATATATTACTGGGAAGAGTTCATGGAGTCAGATACAGAACTTTTCGACCCACCAAAGTCAGCTGAAGAAGCCATGTCACAGTTAGAACTCATGAGAGAAGACTGGTGCCAGTGTGTTGACTGGAAGATATTACATCGTTTGGTCACAGTGATTAGAGAGCCAGTTCACGGAAATTAGTTAATCCCAATGCCCATCTAAATTAATTAAGGTTGGGATTTTGACAAACCAAAGAGGCCCCCTAAGTGGGGCCTTTTTTACGTCTGGAACTAAGAGACCCCTAAGGAAGAAGTAACAGAAAAGGATCAACCAAATGCACCCAAGAGAGAAAATCTTGGGGTTGTATAGCCTGTACCAAAATCAAGGACAGGACATCCCCGACTGGCTTCTTAAGCAAGCCAAAGAGGCAAAGGTGAACTTGCCTGGGGCTGAATCAAACCAAACCAATCAGGAGACTAAAAAAGATGAGCAAAACTAGATTTACAAGCCCAGCTGGAACAGCCCAATACCCCTGGCTACAACCAGGACGCCCAGACACAGCCTTTGATGCTGAAGGTAAATACAAGGTGCAACTTAAGGTATCACCAGAGAACGCTGGGTCTCTTAAGGAAATCTTAGAAAACGTCAAAAGCGAAAGCTTTGGCGCTAAGGACAAGGTTATGATGCCTATGGATCAGGACCCTGAGACTGGCGAGATCGTCTTCAAGTTCCAATCCAAGTACGAACCTAAGTATTTCGATGCCCAAGGCAACCCCATCCCCCGCGACCAAGTACCAGCAATGTACGGTGGGTCTACACTGCGTGTCTCTGGCATTGCTGATGGTTACACCTCAGCTGGCAAGAAGGGCATCAGCCTGCGCCTAGGTGCCGTTCAGGTGATCGACCCAGTGTCTAGCGGTGGTGGTGACGGGGGTGGCTTTGATGCTGTCGAGGGCGGCTATGTAGCCAACACAGTAACAGGAGCTCAGAGCTTTGAGACCAAAGAGACGGAAGACGATAACTACGACTTCTAAACAGGTTGGTCTTAAGTATGGGTTTCGCTCAGGTCTTGAAGACAAGGTTGCCCAGCAAATACGTGAAGCTGGCATCGAGCTACTCTATGAGACCGAGAAGATCATTTATGTGATCCCTGCTAGACAATCCAAGTACACCCCCGACTTCAAGCTGCCAAAACCTGGTGGCTTTTTTTATGTCGAAACTAAGGGGCGTTGGACTGTCATGGATAGAGCCAAGCACCTTCTGATCCAAAGGCAACAGCCTGACTTAGACATCAGGTTCGTCTTCAGCAATCAGAATGCGAAGCTCTACAAAGGGTCCAAGACCACCTACGCAGCCTACTGCGAAAAGCATGGGTTTAGGTATGCCAACAAGGTCATACCTGATGACTGGCTGAAAGAAGCCACAACAAAGGAGAGCAAGGGGGCGGCTTAGGTCGCCCCTTTTTTATTATTGGGAGATACAAATGACTGAGCTTATTGAAAGCGACTTTGTTGCCCATGTCCCCTGCGAAACCTGTGGATCTAAAGACAACGCTGCTTTGTATGACGATGGTCACACCTACTGCTTTGGCTGCGCTGCATATGGCAAGGAAGACTTTGGATATGAGCGCACTATAAGTAATAAGGCACCGCCTAACCGTGACCTGATCCCAGGCGAGCACTTGCACCTGGCATCACGTAAGCTGACCGAGGCTACGTGCAGAAAGTTCGACTACAGTGTCGGTAAGCACGGTGGTCAGATGGTGCAACTTGCGACCTACCGAGACAAGAACGGCCAGCGCTGCGCCCAGAAGGTACGCACGAAAGACAAGAAGTTCTCTATCGTTGGTGATGCCAAGGCCATGACTTTGTTTGGGTCTCACCTTTGGTCCAACGGTAACAAGCTGGTGATTACTGAGGGCGAGATAGACTGCATGTCGGTGTCTCAAGCCCAAGGTAACAAGTGGCCGACAGTCAGCGTCCCCAATGGATCTCAATCAGCCAAAAAAGCCCTCATGAACAACTACGATTACCTGTGTGGCTTCAAAGAAATCATACTGATGTTTGACAGCGACAAGGCAGGCCAAGAGGCGGCTCTAGAGTGCGCTGAGGCTCTTCCGATAGGCATGGCTAAGATAGCTAACTTAGGCTCCTACAAGGACGCCTCAGAGGCTCTGGTGGACGGTAATGCCAAAGCTATCATGGATGCTATTTGGCAGGCGCGTGAGTACCGCCCAGATGGCATCGTGAGCGCATCAGATCTTAGGGAGACCATAGGCGAACAAGAGGCCGTGTCTCCCATCCAGTACCCCTACCAGCGGCTCAACGAGATCACCAAAGGGTTGAGGCTTGGATCCCTTGTGACGATAGCCGCTGGTAGTGGCGTGGGTAAGTCAACCTTTGTCCGAGAGATTGCCTACCATGTTCACATGGGTGGCTTTCAGATCGGCATGTTGATGCTGGAAGAGACAACCAAGAGAACCGCCCAGGGTATGGTTGGTCTACACATGAATAAGAACATTAGTGTGGATCCTGACTGCACCAGTAAGGAAGAGATCGAGGCGTCCTTTGATGACCTAGTCAAGGACCGTCAGTTCTATCTATTCGATCACTTTGGTTCGACCGACATAGACATCATCTTGAACCGCATCCGATACATGAACAAGGCGCTGGGCGCTGAGGTCATCTTCTTAGACCACATCAGTATTCTAGTGTCTGGGCTGACCGGTCAGGTGTCAGACGAAAGACGCCTGGTAGATGACATCATGAACAGACTGCGTGTCTTGGTTCAAGAGCTCAACATCTGTCTGATCGTCGTGAGCCACCTACGCCGCCCTCAGGGAGACACAGGCCACGAAGGCGGCGCCAAGGTAAGCCTCAGTCAACTGCGTGGATCCCATGCGATAGCCCAGCTGGCTGATTGCTGCATTGGCATCCAAGTGGACCCAGATGAACCCACCGCCGGCCTGCGAAACCTAGTGGTCTTGAAGAACAGGCACACAGGGGAAGTCGGCGCAGCTGGGGTGCTTGAATACAGCCAGAGCACAGGCAGGCTCAAAGACGCCGGCGGTAACTTCGATGCCTTCGACGCACCATTTTAACTAAGAGGAGAGCAACATGGGAGCACACTCTCACAAAAGCAAACAAAGGCACCCTACGCCTACCACCTTCAAGCGTGAGCAATATGAAGTCGGGCACATAACCTTTGAGGTCATAGACCACCCAGATGACGGTAAAACCTTTGCTCTGATTGCTGGCGAAGCACTTAGCGCCAAGGACCGCCGACCGTTGTTCACAGGTTACGTCAAAGAGGGGATGGGTAAGCAAATGGCACGCCTAGCACTGAGGCTAATGGATCTAGAAAAAGGAGAGCAGCAAGATGAGAAATAGAGAGACAGACTATCTGTATTCACTAACCATGAACGACTACCAGGCAGACACAGCTGCCACTGCCATCTACAGGTGGAAGGTTGTCTATCCAGCACTTGGGTTGGCCTCAGAAGCAGGCGAAGTCTGTGACAAGATCAAGAAGCTGATTCGAGACCACGGGATCGACCAAGGTGGTCTAGAGGACCTCAAAGACGCCCAGCGCGTTGCTATAGCTTCAGAGCTTGGTGATTGTCTTTGGTATATCGCAGCGCTGTCCCGTGACCTAGGTATCAGCCTAAACGAGGTCGCCCACATGAATCTGGAGAAGCTTAAGTCACGCCAGGAGCGTGGGAAGCTGGAAGGGTCAGGGGATAACAGATGAACCTAGTAAGCTCATTCGTAGCCATTGTAGCTTTTGAATCCTTTGATGAGTGTGTCTCTTGGGCGCATAAGAAGGACCTATATCAGCAATCGTTGGACCAGTGCTTCAAGGCGCAGCTGGTACAGCCAGCTAAGAATTTAGCACCCATGACGAGCCTACGCCCTAAGGCAAGGCCAACTGAAGAGTGAGCCGCTGGGTCTTTGACCTGGAGAGCAACGGCCTACTTGATACTGTAAGCACCGTACATTGCATTTGTCTGAGACACGTTGAGACCAACGAGAAGCTATCGTTTGGCCCCGATGAGATAGACCGTGCGCTGTACGTCTTGATGAATGCCGAGGAAGTCATCGGTCACAACATTATCGCTTATGATATCCCTGTTCTTCAGAAGCTGTATCCAGACTTTAGCATTCAAGGCAAAGTCACAGATACATTAGTTTTGTCACGGTTAATGAGAACAACCCTAGCTGAGACAGATACAATCAAGCATCAACTAAAGCCTCATGAGTTTTCCCGCAAACTTATAGGTAGCCACAGCCTCAAGGCATGGGGTTATCGCATCGGTTTACACAAAGGTGAATACGATGGTGGTTGGGAAAACTTCAGCCAAGAGATGCTGGACTACTGTCTCCAAGACACCGCTGTCACCATGACCTTGTACCAGGTGTTTATGGACAGCGGGTTCAGCCAAGAAAGCATAGACCTAGAACACAGGTTGGCTGAGGTTTGCTTCCGTATTGGTAACAACGGTTGGACCTTCGACAAGGCTGCAGCCACTAAGCTCTACTCTGAGTTAGCACAGAAGCGGCAAGAGTTAGAGGATGGTCTGCATGAGCTCTTCCCGCCCTGGGAGATCACTGAAGACTTCTATCCTAAGGTCAACAACAGGGCCCGTGGCTACAAGAAGGGTGAGCTCTTTGTTAAACGTAAAGCCATCCATTTTAACCCTAGCTCACGGCGGCACATAGAGTTCTGCCTCAAGCAGAAGTACGCTTGGAAGCCTAAGAAATTTACAGACAACGGACACGCCCAGATAGACGAAACAGTGCTGGCTGGGCTGCACTACCCTGAGGCACAGGCGTTGGCTGAGTTCTTCCTAATACAGAAGCGCATCGGCCAGTTAGCTGAGGGCCCACAAGCGTGGCTTAAGCGTGTTGATGACGATGGCCGCATAAGACACACAATCGTGTCTGGCGGTACTGTCAGTGGCCGAGCGGCGCACCGAGGGCCCAATCTAGCCCAGGTGCCCAAGTGTGGCCTACCGTATGGCTCAGAGTGTCGTAGTCTATTCACGGTGCCTGAGGGCTGGTGTTTGCTTGGGTCTGACCTGTCAGGGTTGGAGCTTAGGTGTCTAGCGCATTACCTAGATGACGGTGGTGAGTACGCAAGACAGGTGCTTGATGGTGATATCCATACGCATAACCAGAAGGCAGCTGGGTTAGCCACACGCGACCAGGCAAAGACTTTTATCTATGCTACCATGTATGGCGGCGGTGATCAGCTGATCGGTAAGATTGCTGGTGGCAACGCTACGCAAGGCAAGAAGCTTAAAGACAACTTCAACAAGGCCATTCCAGCCTTCGCACAGCTTCAGTCAAACCTACGCAGGGCATACCAGCGCGGCCACCTTAAAGGCCTCGATGGACGTCTGTTGAATGTCCGTAGTGAGCACAAGCTGCTCTCTCAGCTTCTACAGTCATCTGGCGCTGTCATTTGCAAAAAGTGGGTAGACCTAGTCGATGCTGAGTTAACCAAGCATCACGAAGGTGACGCATACATCGTTGGTTGGATCCACGATGAAGTTCAAATCGCATGTAAAACAGAAGAGGTAGCTGCCGATGTCGGTGATATCACTAGAAGAATGGCGCAAGAAGCAGGGGTTGCTCTCAAAACTAAAATACCCATCACCTCAGAATATTCCGTGGGAGCAACTTGGGCTGCTACACACTGAGGTCAATTCACAGATGGCACACTTCATGTGCTTCTACCTGGTGTTAGACCGAGCGTGGAGACAACCTTTTAGCATCAGCGGAGACTTCTCACGCAAAGGCGCATTCTACGTGTGCATGGCTGCTTCTGAGGGGCACATCACAACCAATGTTGGCGAAGAAACCTATGCACATAAGTGGCACATCACTGAGCTTGGCATGGAAACTAAAGGAGAGCTAGATGAGCTACTTAAAGAAGTATTTGCAGACGCCTCAGGAAGAAACAGTCCTACTCATTGACGGTGACTTGTACCTCTACAGAGCCTGCGCTGCCTGTGAGACTGAGATAGACTGGGGTGACGACATATGGTCCCTGTCTACTGATCTGAAGGAAGCCAAGAAGGTATTCCAGAAGACTATAGATGACTTCTGTGACACCTTAGGCACAGGCCACTTCATTGTCTGCCTGTCTGACAAAGGTAACTTCAGAAAAGAACTAGATTCCACATACAAGGGTGGACGCAAGAAAGTCAGGAAGCCTGTCGGCTACCTGGAGATGCTGAGGTGGGTCAAGAAGACTTACCGTTGGCACATAGAGCCGATGCTGGAAGCCGATGATGTCATGGGCATCTTAGGTTCAGCACCAAACCACAACACAATCGTCATCAGCGATGACAAAGATCTAAAGTCGGTGCCATGCAAACTCTTCAGACCTATGTCTGGTGAGTTTCAAACGATCAACAAGGCCCAAGCAGATCTTTGGTTCTACACTCAGGCACTCACGGGTGATGTCACCGATGGTTATGCTGGGTGCCCATCGGTTGGCCCTAAGACAGCCGAGAAACTGCTCAAGCAAGACCCCAATTGGACCACAGTGGTCAACGCATACGCCAAGCAGAAACTAAACAAGAACTATGCATTAACCCAAGCACGTCTCGCACGCATCCTCAGATACGAGGATTGGGACTTGGATAGCAACACAATCAAACTATGGGAGCCACGTTATGATACTAATGCCAAGAAAACGTAGTACGGGGATGACTGAAGCCTCAGTGCTGTCCCAGTGGGATCGTTACCTTGAGGTCTGCAAAGCAGATAACGACAGGGTCGTTGAGCTTAACGGTGGGCGCAATGCTATGGCACGGCTCTCTGACCCACTAAAGTCTGACTACGCAAGACACGCTGGGCAGCTTGGTGGACGCCCCAGGAAATGGGTGACCGCACATGGCTGACCCAGTAAGAAACCCATCACACTACACCCAGTGGTCCATACAGCCCGTCAAATACATCATGAGGAACGGTATGGAGTTCTGGCGTGGGAACGTCATCAAGTATGCCAGCCGCGCAGGCAGCAAGACATACGATGGACTAACCAAGAATGAATCCGAAATCACAGATCTAGAGAAGTGCATCCGTTACTGCGAGATGCGTATCAATATGCTTGAAGGTAATAACCCCAATGAATGACATGAAGAACGACTTTGGCCCCGCCCTGCCAATCTCAGAAGAAATACACAAGATGAAGTATCGCTCAGTAGGCGAAAGCTTCAAAGAGGCCATGACAAGGGTAGCCAATGCCCTCAAAGACAGTGACGATCACTTCGATACCTTCA